GGCACGCACCCAAGAGCAACGCTATCCGTTGATTCACCAAAAATGCCTGTGCTATGATGCGGCACATGCAAAACGGCTCAACCGACACTCGCCTCAATACAAAGCAAGTTGCCGCGCTATTGAAGGTCACGCCAACGACAGTCGCCAACTGGCGCAAGCAGAAAATCGGGCCGCGTTGGTATCGGCGGGTGAGGAAGGTGTTCTACTTGAAGGCCGATGTAGAGAACTGGGAATTCAGCAATCCGGGGGATTAGGAGTGCCCCCCGCCGGGATGCCCGCGCCCGTGCGTGAAGAATTCGGGATGCTCGATCATAAACTTTTGCCGCTCTTCCTGGCGATGCTTCAGGCGCCGAAGTTTCTGATCCTTATTCGGGAACGGCAGATCTTCGATCGCGTCCTCCGGTCCCAGCACTCCTGATTTCACGCCCCACGCAATTAATTGGGCATGATCATCATGATAAATTGGCGAGGACGAGTGCGAATCGACTGCAATCTGCCGGTCTTCTGGAAGCTGCGACAATAGAAAGTCCGTCTCGCCCTTATCGGGGTCGGTCCAATAAACCGTGCCGTCTTTGGCTTGGACGATCGCCAAGGTGTCATCTGCGGCAGCGGCGCACTGCCGCTCGATCAACAGAGAACGGTCGCGCAGCCGCGGGCTGCCGGTTTTCATCAGGGTGTCGGCATGGACGCCGGCCCGCACGCCAGGCTCTCCCTGGCCGCTCATGATCGGCGGAAAGCCCGTCGCGCGCTCCATCAGCGCGATGATTTCCCCGATGATCGGGATCAGTTCTGGCGGTAGCGGGGGCGTGATATCCTTGACATCGGACCCGCCCGGCAAACCGATATAGCCAGACTGCCGGAACTTCCCATAGAGCTCGTCGGTAATGCCGTCATGGCCCGGGAAGGCGAGTATCCTGTCAACCTGGAGTCCTACTAGCCGCTTCGAATCCTCTAGGTGCGTACTCAGCCAGTCCTGCAACAGCATCAGATCGGTAATCTCCGATCGCCCCCACACATAACCGGCGACGTAATTCGGTTGGATCATCGAGTACGGGTGCCGATCGGGCACGAAGAGGTTGCAGTGCTTGAAGAGGGGAGCGACAAGGATATCCGGCTCGATCAATTGGATGGTCGTGTAATCCTCGCCTCCCCGCGCGTCGTCGCGGACGTAAATCTCATGCATCGGATAGAGGTTGATGTTCGGTCGCGGCGACAGCGGGGTCATGTTGGGATCGTTGCCGAGGTTGACGATCCCGCCGGGGTTAGGCTGTGTGGCGTTTCGCAGACTCGTGTCCAGGATCGCCGTCGACAAAACCTGATGCATGAAGGCCCGCGGGACGCCCGTGCGATCTTCCTTGTCGCCCTTGGCGAGAATCCTCTTATAGATCCTCTCCGCATTGGGAAGGTTGCGGATGCGGCGCCACACTTCATGCCGGTTTAACCACACCGTCTCGACCAGCGCCTCCTGCTTGTCGAGATCATTTATCCCTTCGTCATAGACGCCGAAGGCCCACGGCGGCACCAATTGGCCGCCACGGTAATAATAGGCCCCGTCCGCGGTCTTGCCGGCGAGTTGTTTCAAGAGATAGGAGCCGTAGGTAAGCGCCTCCTTAACCCCAACTCCGAACAGGATGTCGATATTCTTGTTTTGCCATTCGAGTGATACGAGCCGGGCGGCCACGGCGCCTTTGTCTAACCATTCTTGAGGATAGATGTTTTCGTAATTCATGCCAAAGCGCAGCTCGGTCGGCGAGAACAGGTGCGAGGCTGTTCTGTCTACGTGGCCATACATAAGATTGGCGAGCGCCAGACCGCCCTTCGGCTTGCCGGTCTCAACCCAGGTTCCGAACGACCGATAGGTGGAGGCTCGCGTGGCTTGCCCTTCGGTGCAGGCGTCGATGATTTCGAGCGCCGCCTTGGTGAGGCGCTTTGCGTCGGTCGGTAGCCTCACTCAGACATGGCCGACTCCATACCTTTCTGCCCTGTCATAGTGGCACGCACGCCGCGTAATATCCACTTGTTGCCCAACCGCCGGTCGCAATCTGCGCAAGCGCGGCATTACAGTTCGCTTGAGTCGTGAACGACGCGAACAATTTTATGTCGAATGCCGTCATCACCATCAGCCCATAAGTATAAGGCACCGCAGGCGGATATGGCCCTTGTACCGCCGCGTCGGCGAAGAGCGGCGCTACACACAGCAAAAAGATTAACGCCAGACCGCGCATTCTAAGGCACCCACTCATTGAACGTCATCACATTGGTTGGCGACGGCGAAAACCCGTTGAAACCGTATTGCGGATAACCCGTGTTCATCCACAGAAAATCTACGTTGCCACCGGAAACACGAGACTGATCCGGGTTGAGCGAGAAGTTCGGGCTATAGGAAGACAGCAGCGGAACCAAACCCGACGTGCTAAAATGATCACTCGACCTGTAGGCTATCGTCTTATTAGACGAGAACACGTCTGGGTAGACGACGTAGGCAATCCCATTTGGCGCGACTATTGCGGTCGGATAAACGTTGCATTCGATGTTTGGACTTCCACAGGTCGACGGCAAATTCGCCGATAAGCTCGTCAATTGATGCTCGACGAAACTGCCGGTCGATGACTCTAATACATAAACTTGCTGAATCCCGCCGCCATCGTACCGCTGATAAGGAATGTAGAATACGCCAGAATTATCGACCGCAAAGTCCGGCTCGATGATCATATCGGTACCAGCTGCGACGGTAAATATCGCTGTCGTGTTGCTGTGGGTAGCGGGTATCGTCTGAGCAGCTCCGGAAAACGTCTTGAATGTCGAGCCGTCCCACTTCATCAAATACTGTGTTCCTATGGAGTTGAACCCGCCGCCGCTGGCGAAAACCTGCCAGCTAAACCATAGGTTCCCGCTTGCGTCCCACTTTGGAGCGCCGTTCAGATAAGCTGGCGCACTTCCGGTTTCGGTGATGATCTCGCCGCCCGATCCTGTGCCAGTCGCAGCTGCCCATGTGCCACCCGACAGATTGTAATGATAGAAAAATTGCGAGCCGTTATTTCGGAACGTGACGTAAAATTCCCCAGTTGTGGGGCTGCGGAGAAACATCGGATAGGTCAAACTGCTTTCATTGCTGCCCGTCATCGTGGCGGTCGAAAACGCGCTCGGATCATTAGGGCTATTGCTCTTGTAGTAGATCAGAGCTTGATTGTGCATCCCGTAGGAGACGTGCAGATAACCATTCCCATCGACGCCGACCGAGACAAACCTATGTTCATCATTGTCGATAATTGCCGGCAACCCAGGATTCACGGAAGCAAACGTGTTCGTCGATAACGTCCTGACGATAAATTGCGGAAGCAGAGACGTGTCGATGTATGTGATATATTGTTTTCCTCCAAAACTGTCGATGCGGCTCTTGCCGACCGAGATGACGTTCAGCGGCGAGGCCGAGTATCCGGTTTGCGAGAGCGAAATAACGGACGGATTGCCAAGCCCCCCGGCAACCCTAAAAGGGCGGGGAACGGCCGCAGCGGACAGGCCGGCCAGGACCAGTGCGACCGCTAACAGCCTCAGCATGAGGTCGCGGTCGCCCAATAGGTGTGTTGGTTGTGACAGAGACTAGTGCGCTGACCAGAGGAAAAGCCGGCGCCCCAGATACCCATCTCGGCGATGTACCCGCGGAGATTATCGCCAAAGCTGTCCGCGCCGAGATACCAGCCGGCGTTCTCGAATGCGTTCGATCCGGTGTTTCCCGTTGTTTCCGTACCGTCCACATTGATGACGCCGGACGCCCCATTTGCAAGTGCCTGGACGGCATGGCTGACGTTGTCGGTTGCCGTAGCCTGTAAAGTATTACTCCCATAAAGCTGGACGTTGTCGGCGCTCCCTCCGCCGCTGGCCAAGCCCTCATAGGACCCCGTGGATGAAATCAGATAACCTGAGGAAAACTGCCCGGTACGCTCGATGACAGCTGAGATCGACCACGGCTGGCTGATCGATGTCGTCGAACTGTTGAACAGACCTCCCGCAGAGAAATTCAAGCATGGCAGCGATCCGAGGCAGGACAGTTTCAACAGGGGCCTGGAGGCGATCGTGGCCTGAGAAAGATTGAAGCCGTTTCCGGTCTGATCGTAGATGATCTTGACGGTGCAATTTACGGACCCGCAATCCGAGCCGCCGATGGTAGTAACGACCAAGGCCCCGGTGGTAGCATCCGTACTCATATCTGCGCAAACCACATCGGAGACATTGCAGACGTTGATGGCCGCATTACCACGCTTCGCCGCGCTATAGGCGCGTAGACCATACCATGCCGTTGCCCCAGATACGGAATCGCCGGGACCGGTATAGGAAGGGGCTCCCGCAGGGGGCGGTACAAGCAGCATATTGGCCGGAGCCGACTGACCAAGCAGAAGCGCCGCACCAATCGCAACCCCGGCAATTCCCGACCAGAGCCGCATCATTGAATATAGACCGTGCAGACACCGGTCGCGACGCCGCTCGATGTCCATACTGTCGTTCCGGTCGTCGTAATGCCAACCGTATCACCGGAAGCGAGCGACGAAGTCGTGACCGTCAATGCTTGATCGGTCGCCGCCGTCCCATTGGCGTTGAACGAGCCGCTATGCAAGACCGTCCCAGCCGAGAGTGCCGTCCCACTCGCCGCCTTGACGACGCTGATCGTCGCTGCCCCGCCAGCCGCAACTTCGGGCCGGCAGACGATGCCAGTGACCGTGCGGCTCGCGTTCGCGCGGAAGATCGGGATGTTATTCGGATTGATCCCCGGCGAGTAGCTGATTGAGAGCGGGACCGGCGCGGTGCCGAGATTGGTATTGATCGCTCCGGTTCCCGAAGAGCCCGATGTCGTGACAGCGCTGATCGTGTTGGGTTGAATCGTCGCTGCCGTGTTGATCGTACCGCCGTTGATCCCGTCCGCCGCGTTCGGGACGAGCGAAACGGAGATGCCGGGGATCGTCTCGATGACGACACCACCCTTGGGGCTCATGCTGGTCGCGGCCGGCAGGGTAATGGTCTGAGAAGTCGCGGTAACAATGAACGTGTCGCCGTTCGCCCACTGTGAGGCAGTAACGTTCGTGTTGGCCGAGGCGGTCGATAGGAGATTGACGTTGCCGAAGACCGGAGCCTGCAGGGTCCACTTCGTCGCCGTGCTGTCGAGTTGCAGGCAATGAGATGTTCCCGCCGCGATCTCGCCACCCACCAGCAGGGCGAGCCCCGCCGTGGTCTGCTGATAGATGTGCAGCGCCCCGATGGAGGTCAGGTTAAGGGTCGAGTCTCCTGAGTTCGCATTAGCGAAAAACCCGCAGAACATATTATATGCGGTGTTCGCTGAGTAGGCCGGAGAGGCGGTAGAGGTGTAAGTATTTGTTCCCGCTACAGTGCCGACAAAAACGACGGGAGCTGTCCCGCCGGTAGACGAAATCACGCCCCCCGAAGCAGTGATCGTCGTCCCATCAACCTTGCATGCCCCGAAGGTGCTCGCACTACACTGCGGGATCGCGGGAGCCGCGTCCGAACGCAGAGCAGTGGACGCCACGCCGTTTACCGCTGAAGTTCCGATCGTCGCGGTGGGGTTGGCGAAGGTCGCTCCGCCTGTAACCGTCAAAGTCGCATTGCGGCCCGCGCCACCTACCGTCCCGCCGGTCACCGTGAGCTTTTGGACCCCGGTTATTGTATTTGTGCCATCCGTCAATATCAGAACCAGGTTCGCGCCTACTGCTGGGTTGAGAACAAAGGCATACCCAGCAAGCGCCACAAGGAGAATCCCCAGCGCGGCAAGAGCCTTTTTCATCTCACACAATCATCCAGTTCGACGCGCCGTCGTCGATCAGCCAGGTGGCATCTCGGGCGTTGTCACTAAAGACATAAGTCGAGGCGCCATCTACGGTGCCAAAGGCGGGCGTGATCGTGTAAGCCGTGCCGTCCGCCAAAGTCGTTTTCAAGATCCACACACGCCCGGCAGTTCCGGCGCCGGGGATGTTGACTGTTTTTGCTCCAGGCGTCGCCGATGTTGCCTTGGTGATGGTGAAGGCTTGGCTGGCTGTGAGCGTGACGGTGTGCGTGAGACCCGTCGTATAGGGGTCGATCGTGAAGTCACCGCCGGACAGCACGGGGCCGCCGTCCTCGATGCGCCCATCATCTGCCCATACGGCAATGTTCCCAACATTGATCGGAAGATCATGCCTTATGCTCGTGCGACCGCCGGCAACCATTATCTGCCCCGATCTGTTCCCATATTGCCGGCCCTGATCATGCCGGCAGCGCGTGGGGTATGGTTGGTCGTGGCCTTCTGGATGAGGCCGGCCATTGGACTTACCGTGGAGCCGGAGACGGAGCCGGCATATGGCTGAAACGAGGCCCCAGTTACACTCGTGGGCTTTGGTATGTGCGCGGCGTCGCCTTCTCGCATTTCCGAGGGGTCGCGCATGTTGGTGATTTTGAGATCGGACCGAAGATTCGCGATCTCTTCCTTTTGTGTGGCCTTGACGAGAGAGTCGTGCTCGTCTTTTGGTTGGGCGGCATACTCGCTTTCGAGAACCCCCGCGGCCTCCTCGGCGCGCTCAATCGAGGCCGATTCCATGTTGCGATAGGTCTGGTCGACCGATTTGGCATACGCACTCTTCTTAATTCTCGGTGCCTGCGGCACGAACACCGGCTCATCTTCGCTGACCCACGCATTGCACAGCAGACAGCGATCGGGCGGCGGGGTGTCGCTGCGCTCGTGCAAAAACTTAAAGACGCCGCCGCACTCCGGGCACCTATAATGTTGAAACTTGGCCATCACCACCTTCGCTGAGTCGCGGCACGCCGCCATGCCGCCTGCTGCATTTGCCGTGCCGCCCGCAACTGCTCGCCTTCCTTGCGCCTGAAGAAGTCCGCCAGTGTGTTGCGGTTCCACAGCGCCCATTGATCCTCGACGGAAATCGAGAGCTTGGCCCGCTCGGCCTCGCGAGTCCGGTTGCCGGCGATCATCCCGCGGCGAAACCTGTCCTCCCAATACCGGACGCCCATCGCCATCGCGTAAACATGATCGTCGCGGTTCCTGCCCTCGGCCCCAATGGTATCCCCGTCGCGGGTTACCCCCTTCATTTGCTCAAGAGCCCGCGTCGAGCGCACCGCCAAAAGACCGTTATGAAAATAGTTGCGAGTCGCCTCCATGATTTGGACTTTTAACTGTTGCTGTGCCTTGAATTGCCAAGAATGGCCCGCATTCATTGAATCGGATCTAGTATAGATGTATGACCTGGCATTGTTGAATATATCGCTAATTCCTTTCTCGCGCGCCGCCTGCCGGAGATAGCCTTGTTGGACAATACGCTGGGTCGTTTGATAGTGGCGCCACACCTCCTCGCCCGGGCCATTGATATCAACAATCATGCCGACTTGATTGCCGCTCTTCGACCCGTAATAACCGACCAGCGTCCATAAGAGCCAAGCGAACTGATGCGGCTGGACGCTGCCGCTCTCATATTCCGCGACTTGATCGATGCCGTCGGCGTAGCAGCGCAAGACCTCGGCAGAGGAGTGATCGTTGTTTTCATCGTGGCCAAAGGCGGGATCGCCAGCGACGACATACATGCTCTCGCTGGCCGGCTCCTCCCACAGCATCAACTCGATCTCGCGGCGAGTGTGCGATAGCTTCATCTCGGACGTGACAAAATCGATGCCCGGCCAGAATTTAAAATATTGGGGTTTCGAAGCCGAAGCGATTTGGGCGGCGGCCTCGGTGATTTTATCGGACTGGAAGAAATTGCTTCCGGTGACCTGGTACGCCTCCTCCTCGGTCCACGGCTGCTCTTGAGTGAGTGTCGAGTCCTCGGGATCGTCGTCATCCAATTCACGAGAAGGATCGACTTTCTTGCGATACCACGCCAGCTGTTCGAGTGAGATTCGATAGCCGTACTGGCGCTGGACGGCGCGCATGCGCTCGATCTCACGCTGGTTGGGCGAATCCACCCCATAGCGTGAGAAGTCGGCCGAATCGCGCGCCAACATCTGGGTTTCCTTGGCCCACCAGCCGATGAAACAACAGTGTTTCGACGGATCTGCCTTCGCTTCGCTCCACATCCTATACCACGCGTTGTACCCCCGCGCGGTCGATTCCCAGATGTAAAGCCGGTCCTCGAACGTCTCAGCGAGAGACTGGCGAAGTGATGTAATTCCTTCCTCGTTAACCCAGGAGCACAGCTCGCTCCCGTGCAGGTAATTGATGCCAGTTGACCTGCCCAACCCACCTCCGGTACGTGAATTTTTGGTCCCGGCCTGCATAAAGAGCAGCCACGAATCGTTTTCCAGAACCAGGGCGTCCCGGTTGCGACCCTTTATTTTCGGAAAGTGCAGCTTTTTTGGCAGGCCGTCGATTACCTCCTCGACCTCACGGCGGGCGAGCTGGGTGTTATAAGACGTATCAAAGACCATCGCCCCGCGCAGACCATCGTGCATCCCCAACCAGAAGGTCGAAAACGCTCGGGCGTCCGTGCTAACGCCGAGCTGCCGGGATTTCAGGCAGTAGACATCGTGGATGTCGCGCTCTAACGCATAGAATACCGCGTCGTCGAACATTGTTTGCGCGAGATAGATGTGCTCGGCAAGTACCGTGCCGCCGCCCGTCTCTTTCGAGTTGATCTTGACGTGATAACGGAACTCGTTAAACGACTCACGGAAGGCGGAGACCTTTTCGGGAGACCAGCCGCTCACCCGTCAGGGCGCTGATTCTCCAACCTCTCCTTTTGCGAGTTCAAATGAGCGAGCAGGCGATCGGCACACGGCGCCGGGGCGCACGCCGGATACGTGCAGGGCTTCCCAGTAGAGCAGTAGAGGACGCCGTCTTTCGTCTTGCTAAGATCTAGCGAGTCGTCGCGATGCGGCGGCGGCGGCGGGTCCCAGCTATGGATCTCCCCGACGATCTTGTGCTGCTCGGGATCATGGCCGCGCGGCGGATTGATCGGAACCCGGCGCATGCCGGCGGGGGTCGGCGACGTTCTCATCGCCCGGAGATCAGCTGGCGAGCACGGTCGATGTGTTCGTCTTGAACTGGGGTCAAGATCCCCATATCGCCATGCATTTCGGTGGCAAGACTCTCGCAGAGGCAGTGAAATAGGTGCGCTATATTCAAATCAGCATCTTGCCGAATGGCCGCCTCCATGTGCCGACGACGCTCCTGTTCTTCAAACGAAGAAGGCGGCTTGTCGCGCAGACGCTTGATCTGCAGCATGGCCCGCGTGTACAGATCCCGTATCTCAAACACGAGCGCATCGCGCTCTTCTTCGATCATCGCCGACCCTTATCCGGGCTCATAATCGGCGACTTCCCTTTGGAAGTCTTTCCATGTGTCCGCCGGGAAGCACATAGTGAAGCCAGGCATATCGCCTTTATAGGAATAAAACGAGAGCGCGACGACCTTGCCTTGCGGTAAATCAAACGTGTCGAAGGAAATGGTTGTGAGTTCGTTGCTCTGATATTCTTTCCTCATCGCCGGCCACCCCACGGGTCTTGCTGCGCCGCAGCCTGCTGCATCGCCTCGGCCGCCCGAACCTCTACGCGCGACTTCACCGTTGACCAGAATTGCATCAGGTCTGGCTTGGGGTCGGTCGTCAGAAACGCAATCGGCTCGCCGTCCCCCGGCGGCACCACTACCACCGCGCCCGCGAACTCGGCGGGATCGATCTTGGCAATGCGAGCGGCCATAGCGGTAAACGGCGCGGCGCGCTCGCTCATCAGCCATACCCGTAATAGAGGATGTCCAACACGCCGGTCGCGCTGATGAACTGGATCTTCGACAAATCGCCCATGTAGGAGAACGGGAGCCCGCTCGTCGTCACCGGCAGCACAACGCCGTGCGTCGCATCGGGCGCAGATCCGTCATCCCTGTATCGAACGCTCGCCGTCGATACGGACATCACCGCAGCCGCCGCTCCGGCCGGAACCGTCAAACCTGTCGCCGCCACAGGCGAAAGCTGCTGATAGCTTCCCTGGATCGGCTTCATGTCGCCGAGCTGGACGAGCAGCGTCATTCGTTGCGCCCCTCTGGATCAGCCGCGCGCTTCGGCACCGCCGGATCCTGCCTGATCGGGATCGGTTCGTTCTGTACCCCGCTCACCCCCTTGCCGACATTCTCGAAATACGCCGGCAACTCCTCACGCCGCACCGCAATCAAAT